TTTAACAATTCTCGGTCTCGGTCTCGGTCTCGGTCTCGGTCTCGGTCTCGGTCTCGGTCACGATCCCGGCTAAACCCAGAGGCCCCCAACTTCGTTCCTGAAGCGAATAGATTTACTACGGTTACAAGGAGGCGAAAGGGAAAGCGACCTACCAGAAGACACCGATAGATTTTTTATGCCTGGTGGTGTATAGCGGCTCCGATACATGATCGCGAGTCGTTCCTAGCCATGTATCGGAAACGATGTCACGGCAATATATAACATAAATTTGAAGATTGTATGTGCAGGTATGCACACATACCTTCAAGATGCCAAACATTTCTTTTACAATTACGACCACCGAAGGCGGTTTGCTGGTCAGCGGCAAGACATTTAACTACAAGGAACGCATCAAGACTATTGGTGGCACGTGGAATCCCTTTTGGAGTTAAGAAGATGCCGCTTCCACCATCTCCTTTGCTCATCAACATCATAATCTCTCTTGCTGATGCATCCAAACCAAAATAATCCAGGGATAGTATAGTTATGGCTGCGGCAGGGGATCCTTGTCTTATAGGAGCCGCTTCCGGTCGTATAGGTTCTGTATTAGACCGTTTAAAATGTTATGATCTTAATACATTAAAGTTACTTATAGAAACGCGTAGAAAGACAGATATTACTCTAGAAGAAAAAGATGACGTATATGTTGGTGGTAAGATTGTTCAAGAGTTACTTTTTGGATTAATAGAAAAGTTAAAGGGGGATATAGACAAGGTAGAGATAAAGACTACCGATAATGTGGATCTTCTTGCCAGACAAGCATTTTTTATGAGTGATAAATTTATAGAGTGTTGGTTAAGGCCATTTCCAACCAGAGATGCAGCGAATCTAAGTTCACTAGATGGTAGTTATACAAAGTATTTTAATGAACTATTTAACGTAGGATACTCAGAATGGAGAGAATCTGAATTAGCTCCACTGGCAAATGATCAACAGTGTTTGCTTTCTAAGGGAGGGAAATCAAGAGAAGAGCTGCAAGGGAAAGGAAATATAGAATGTTATTTATGTGGTAGGCGTATTTTACCAACCGCCTCAGGACAATCAACAATGGAATGTGAACATGTGTTAGCTATATTAGCGGCGCTTTCTAACCTCTGGTTAGTACAAGAAGGAAAAAGGGGTACATATAAACCTCCAGACGAAATATTGGCCCTATTAGGATTTCTTGAATATGAATGGTCACACCGCTGCTGCAATCAAATAAAATCAAATTACGACTTTATAAAGTTTGACACAGTTTCTGGAAAATATAGAGTAAATATGATATTAGTAAAGTATATAATCCGTGCAATTGAAAAAAGTGACAAATACGATTGTGGTAAGATAAAGTCGGTAATATCACAATCTCAAGAGATTAAACTTGCTGCGCGCTTTCAAAGAGTTGTTGACTATATGAATAATAGTTTGAATGAAGCAGGTAGTAAAAATTTTTATGATTTAGTAGTGAAATTAAAAGTATTATCAGCTTTATCACCAGAATCTCTTAAAAAGGTATTATATGGAAATAAGGATGCTGCAGAATCTGCGGCGGCGGCAGAAGCGGCAGCAAAAGAAGCAGAAGAGCTATTGAAAGCTGCAGAGGCTGCCGCTGCAGCTGTTAAGAAAGCAGCTGAAGAGGCGCAAAGGATCGCTTTAGAAAGGGCGAATAACAAAGTTACTAAGGGTATACGACTCACACGAGCTGATAATGCAGCACTGAAGGCGGATACTAGTGCTCATCTTGATACTTCCTTAGTAAAAGAGGTGAATAGCGAATCGGCAGCAGCGACTAGCGAAGCTGCTGGGATGGAGAACATGAGTAATACGGTGACAGCGACTAGCGATGCAGGAGCGGTAGCAGTAGCGAAAGAAATAGATCCACAGGTGACATTAGCAATAGCAAAAGTTGGCTTGCCATTAGATGATAATGGGCAAGATAATGAAACTATCGCTATTAAGTTTATTAGTTCATGTATTAAAGGTGTAAATTCCACATTTTTGGGAAAGATGAGTAAAATTCATAAATCAGTTACTAAGGTCGCTAATAAGATCACCAAAGTAATTCGTACAGGATCAAGAGCTAGATCAAGAGCTAGATCAAGAGCTAAATCAAGAGGTAGATCAAGAAGTAGATCAAGAAATAAGACTTCAGGAGGTGGTAAAATAGAAGAAGATATAGATAATCTAAAAAACTATACAAACTATGATATTGATGAAGAGTTATATTATCGTGTAATGACTGACATTACAAGTGATAAAGAAAATACTGATACAATAGCAAAGACGTTATTATTAGAACTGAATCCAGGATATTCAGTATTACTTACATCGGATAATAGTGTAATATGGTCATGCATATTTGAGGCTCTCTCTAAAAATTATAATATAAGACACATGCTATTTAGATATAATAGGTCTCAAGAAATTGCTGATACTGTTGCGGCAGTAGCAGTTGCTCGTCATAGCAAAGATGTACGTGATATAGCTGACAGTTTTATGGATATAGGATTTAATGCGGTGGAAGGCAGGATGCCGGCGTTTGAATCTAATGAAAAGAAAAAAAACATGATTGCGATATTTTCTAGTAATGAGGTAAAGAGAAGCGCTGCCAAAAGCGCTGCATCCGCCGCGAAGGGAATGGATCCTGCAGCTATTATATATCTAAATAAATATTTTACTGACGCTTTGACAGAATATTTTTCTCCTAAAACCGGTGGTAGAAGAAGGGTCACACGATATCGTATACGTCGCCAAGGGCGAAAAACGCGCAAAAATTGATAAATGTCATCGCTCCGCAGGCCAGTAAAATGGCAATTCTCATATCCAAGAAAGCATTTCAGGTGGCAGGTCTAGAAATCCTCTCTAGCGAACTATATTAATATTGTCGTCAGAACGAATCAACCATTAAAAGGTGTTATATACCATATTTGGATTGTAAGGCCCTATAACGGTTCTATATGGCATTTTTACTAAATGCCATATCCCATTATTTAATACAGTACTTGTGTTTTGATTAACATTGTTTATAGTTGTAGTGCTGCCGACAATCCTGGCGGTGCAGCGGCAGCGGCGCCTGCACTACCCTGCCCGCGCGCCCGCCTGCGGCACCTGCGCGAGCCGTAGCGTTGCGTGCGCGAGCCGCAGCGTTGCGTGCGCGAGCCGTAGCGTTGCGTGCGGCCTCCGTGATGGTGGGTTGTTTTTTCCGTTAGTGGTGGTGGTGGTGGAGCGTGTAAAGGTTTTGGTTTTACAACACGAGCTATATAAGGGATAAAACTCTCTTTATTAAGTGTACCTCTTGTATAAGGGTGTATTTTTAATTTTCGAATAAGTTTACTATTTTTATAATATCTTCCAAAATTATAATCACCACTTAAATTTACCATTTTATCACCATCATGGATTTCGTCAGATGTTATCGCATTAAATGTCATGTAAGGAATATTTCTTGAAGTTATATTATTGGTCGCCACCGCTGTCCCACCGTGTTTAATAAGTATCTTTGCGATATCGTGTTCGTGGGCATTATGGGCGTACATGATCGCAGTAGAGCCGTCATTGTCAGCCATATTCACGTCGGCACCCTTATCACAAAGTGCCGTCACGATGCCCTCATAGCCTTCCCGGCTGGCGTACATAAGCGCAGTCATGCCATCGTTGGCGGCCGCATTCACTGCCGCAGCCGCCCCCTCTGCCGCCGCCGCCGCGAGCAGCACCGTCACGACGTCCTCGTGGCCCTCTAAGCTGGCGTACATGAGCGCAGTGGAGCCGTCGTTGGCCGCCACATTCACTGCCGCGCCCCGGCCGCACAGCACCGTCACGACGCCCGCGTGGCCCTCACGGCTGGCTGCCATGAGCGCCGTCTTGCCGCGGTTGTTGGCCGCATTCATTGCCGCGCCCCGCTCACAGAGCACCGTCACGACGCCCGCGTGGCCATCCTGGCTGGCGTACATGAGCGCAGTCCAGCCGTCGTTTTCAATCGCATTCACTGCCGCACCCCGCTCACACAGCACCGTCACGACATCTACGTGGCCTTCCCGGCTGGCGAGCATGAGCGCAGTACCCCCTTGCTTGTTAGCCGCATTCACATCTGCCTTCTTTTTGCAGAGTGTCGTCACGATGTCCTGGTAGCCCCCCATGCTTGCCCACATGAGCGCAGTACCCCCTTGGGTCTCAGCCTTATTCACTTTTGCGTGCCTATCGCAGAGTGCCGTAACGACGTCCGCGTGGCCATTTCGGCTGGCGAGTATGAGCGCAGTCCAGCCTTCTTTGTCGGCATCATTCACTTTCGCACCCCGGTCACACAGCGCCTTCACGACATTTACGTGGCCCGCCTCGCTGGCGTACATGAGTGCGTTTGAGCCACGAGTATCAGTAGAATTTAAAATTCCTCTGTATTTATTTAATAAAATGTTTACATTTTTAAGATCGCCACGATAGGCCGCCTGCAGGAAAGCATCAACATCTGTATCTTTACTCATCTATTTACAGAATAGATTTTATTTTTGGGATTCTCCATCGTATTATACACTCTCGGGTTAATTGCAATATAATCCAAATTAACGCACTGTAAACTGCTAAATATATAGCGATTGTAATAACGGAAAGTTTCTTTTTAGGAGCAAATGGAACTCAATCCAGAATATTCTGTATTACTTACATCGGATAATAATGAAATATGGTCATGTATATTTCACGCTCTCTCTAACAATCAAGATATAAGAAACATGTTATTTAGATATAATAGGTCCCAATAAATTTCTCATGCTGTCTCGGCAGCAGCAGTTGCTCCTCATAGCAAAAAATACATATTTTACTGACGCTTTGACAGAATATCTCCCTCCTCCTAAAACTGGTGGAAGAAGGCTGACAAAACATCGTAGACGTCGCCAAGGGCGAAAAACGCGCAAAAATTGATAAATGTCATCGCTCCGCAGGCCAGTAAAATGGCAATTCTCATATCCAAGAAAGCATTTCAGGTGGCGGGTCTAGAAATCCTCTCTAGCGAATCGTGGAAGAACACGGCGGCGTTCCAATCCATCCAAGACAAGGAAACCCAGATCAAATACTACAAGAAGATGAACAGCTCACCAGAAGTTCTTCAGCTCGTAGAACTGGATTCCAAACCGTTCGGTTCCCAGGCGGAAAAGATCATTACAGAAATCTTCGGTCTCGGTCCACGCACGTCCACACAGAATGATGCCACCTTCAAAGGCAAAAAGATTGAGATCAAGGCGGCACGTTACTGGGCCGGCAAAGATGATTGTGTCTGGCAACATCTGGAGCCAGATCACGATTACGAATATGCACTCTTTGTTCTCTTAGATTTCCAGGGGTGGAAAGTCTGGGGTGTCAAGAAATCGCATCTGATGGGCCCAATGCGTGAGCAGAAGATCGTCACCTTTCAGGGAAAGCAGGGGTGGTGGACACGGAAAGCCGCCATTCTACCTCATCTTACACCGATCAAGTCCGTCGCGGATCTGGAACATGCGCTGCAGTAAAATTGAAAGTGCGCCTCCACTTAGGCCGAAAGTACACACAATGGATTACGAATTTTACAACACATGCAAAGTCGGCGTCGCAAAGGCGGATGAGGAGATCACCGCTCTTCAGAAGCAGATTACGGATGTAGAGAGCAAAGTTGTGGATGTTCCCGCTGCACAGTCTTGGAAGTACAAGAAAACAGCTGTTCCGGCAAAACAGCGTGAGAAGGATGAGCTCATTGCGCGTTTGAAGCAAAAAATGGCTGCGGTTCAGCAGAGTGTTTCCCATATGCGCAGCATTCTTGAGATGCATGCAGAGATGCTGCAGATGATTGCGGAAATGGATGCACTGGATCAGCAGGTTGCCAAAGGCAGCGCAACTTACTATCTGCCCTGCCCGGTGGATTTTCAGAATGACTTCTTGTCCCCAGCGCGTGGGAATGACTTCTTAGCCCCAATATAGATGAGCAACTGCACCCGCCCCGTTAATACTGCCCTGAACAGTTTGAAAAATCTGGTGTATTCTGAAATCTCTTTTTTGTACGGTGCAGCACCCGTTTCGGTTCTCGCACATGATATTTTAGAAAATATCAATGATATCATTTTGTATCTTGATCCTAACTATATTACGACCAACCCGATAGGATGCCAGGGCGCGTATCAAACGGCACTCCAACTCAAGAAACACACCTATGTTCTTTTGGGAAATCTGAATACACTCAAGAACTATATTAATATTGTCGTCAGAACAAATCAACCATTAAAAGGTGGTCCTTTAACCATCTACAAAAACTCCGTTAAGAATGTGGCCACGGCTTTTAATCTTCAAAAGACCTTTCATTTTACTTATTAGGTATATGTATGTTAGACTCATAATTGCTGCGGTCGCTCTTTTTGTTATATGTATCTCTTTGAATTCTGTATCTGGGTTTGTAGTATGTGATCTACTCAAGAATATGAAGATTTTGCATAATTCCCAACCCGGTCCTACTCTTAATAATTACATTATGGACAACTTACAGGCTATACAACGATGTGCTCCTAAAGGTCGTACAAAGGTGGTTGAGACCGATATTGCAAACATACGGAGTTTGTTGTCAGTAACACCGGTGAATATTACGCAGTATAAGGGTGCTATTACCACATTAAAGAATAATCTGGGTATTACAACAAAGTTGATATTTTCAATATATTGAAAAATTGAGTCCTTGACCAAGCCGGGGAAAAAGCTAGTAAAATGACACGAGACAATGATACGCTACTATCAATGATTCGCGTTCTTGAAGGAAAGATGCAGGCCATTGATGCGAAGATTGATTTGCTTCTTGCCCAGACGAAACCGCGTCAGCGTGCTACGACATGGCGTGACTTTGTAAAAGAGGTACAAGAAAATATGATGAAGTCTGATTGGAAACATCCTGTAACGGGACGCGGCGCAATGTACCGTGATGCATTGAAGCAGGCGAATTCCATGAAGGGTGTGCCAGAAAAGGATCTAGAAGAGCCTGCAGGGGGTTTAGAGCTTTGTGACCATGTATCGGAACCGATACACGCTGCCCAGCCAAACTTCGGAATTCCAAAGTCTGTTTGTGACACTCCTGCTGCTGTCCCCCCTCTAGAGCCCGTTTTGGAACTTGCCTTGACTCCAGAGCCTACGCCCGAGCCCGCAGCCGCACCCGAGCCAGAGCCCGAAGCCGCACGTGCACCAGAGTCAGCCCCCCATCCGGTCATAGTCCCTGTACTGGCACCTGCAGCAGAGCCTATTATAGTACACGTAGTAGCAAAGCCTCCCCCACGCTTACCTATTACTACACCTGTACATGCATTGAAACCACCACCAAGGCCCGCTCCTACATATATGCAACAGCGAGGAGAGCGTGGCCAGATAAACCGGCGAGAAATTACATATGCTCAACAGCGAATTAAAGCTACCTTATAAGCCTAAACCGGTATAGATAATTATATATAAATGCAGGATATTTATGATATGACTGCACCGATTCCCGAACAGGGAGGTCCGTCCATTATTGTCAAATTTTCTAAAGAGAATTTTTCTATTCGTCGTTTGCCATCTTGGGGTGAATGTCGTAATCTCGGCATGGTAAAGATTCTCGTGGCGATATACCGTCGGTTACGCGCTACCGACTTTTTTGAGGGGCGTGACCCTTTCAAAGTGGAAGTCGTATGTGCAGATTACCCATTAGAAACGCCGTCGTTCGCCAACCATTATGTCTTTCAAACGGTTGGCAAACGTGATACTCCGAATCTCTTTCCCGACTATATTTTCGGGAATTGGTGGCATATTGGTTTGATAGACTTTGATAAATTCACCGCGGAAATCCTGGCCAAATCAGACGGTGTTGAGCCTACAGATAGCACGTGTTTTTGGATTGGAAATTCCGAAGTGCATCTTGCACGACAGCATTACCATAAACTCGCCGCCGATCATCCTGAACGGCTAACGTGTGAAACAATGACTTGGACTGAGAATGGGAGTAAGCCGACGAAGTTTGTACCTCTTTCGGATCAACACAAGTACAAGTATTTACTGGATATTGAGGGTCTTGGTTGGAGTGGACGTCTAAAACTGTTACCTTTTTGTTGCCGACCTATTTTGGTACAAGACCGTCCATATTGGAGTTGGTCAGATCAGCAACTCGTGGCGGGCAAGCACTATTGGCCTGTAGAACGAGATTTTTCTAATCTTATGGAAGTTTTAGATGAGATTGATGCCGAACCTGCAAAGACTGCAAACATGGTGGCGGAAACACTCTCGCTTGCACGGAGGAGATACACCTTTGACAACGCTGTGGAAGTGGGTGCGGAGCTCATTCGTGCGGCAGCGTGTGCGGCCGACCGCGAAACCTGAGGCATCTAAACTCCGCCCTGAAGCATGTATCGGAACCGATACACGCTGCCCAGCCAAACTTCGGAATTCCAAACCACTCGCGTTGTTTGATTCCGAAGTCTGCCCTGAAGGGTTTGTGCATACCCCTTATGGAATTCTTGTAGAAGATGTATTAGACTCTACCGGCCCGAACTCTGCTCCGAAATATGATCTGCACATCTAATAGAAATGCCAGACAAATTCACATATTTTTCACAACAAATACATTCTGATAGCCGAAACGGAACTCGGAAGGTACAGAAAAATACTGTGAGTATTAAAAATGGGAAAGGATACAAAGAAATCAAAGATGGAACAGGACGTCACCGGCGAACTCTGAAAAAATCGGAAATCGGGAAAATCCGGAAAAATATATTTATATGTGGATTATTCAAGAACTGCAGACGTACCCCGCAAGCCTAGTAGGAGATTTCCAGCTGTGTTGGCGTGAGATGCGCGAGCGTGGAGCCTGGCGCGGGGGACGCCCTTCAAATTGGCCTGGACAGGTGCGTCGTCCTTCTCGCTGCCCCCGTCAGAAGTCTTAAGGAGACGGAGGGGTGTGGAGGAGCATGAAAGGGGGGATTTCCCGCAGCGCCGCGATGCCAGCCAGTAGTCCACGCTCTCTCTGCCGTGTCTCCTCCAGCTGTTTATGAGCCGCTTCTGCGGCAGCTTCAAGCGTGCTTTGCTCTGCCAAGCGCCACGCAACTCCCCGAAGTGTCCGTGATCCATGTGGCCACACCGCCTCTTGAAACACAAGCGCCCTCATACCACGCACGAATTTCTCATTCCAGGATTTCTTGTGTGCTACAGCCTTCTCCAACAACTCTTTGACTTGGACATCGGACCCGTCACGAATCTCGGCATTCTCCATAAACCACGTCACGAAATCCCGCTCCCGCTCCGCATAATCCGTTAATGCCGTTTTCAAAAAGACGGTCAGGGGGAGGTCCACGCCCACCGCGACTGTCATGGCGGCCTGCTCGGCGGCGGAGTCGGACATGACGAGACGCAGGACGGTGTTTATTTGTGTCTCCGCCTCCAATAAAAACGCCTGGAATTCGGTGAACATGCTATCCACGCGTTTCCGGTGATTAACGATGGAATTCTGGTGTTTGAGGACATTGCCCGCATGGTTGCGCATAAGAGTCGTCACAAGCACGGCCTTTTGTTGGAGCGCGGCGAGATCGGGTGCATCCAGACGGACAACTTCGTCCCGAGGCTGTGCCAACCGCTCCAAACAATCCAGAAATGGTCGGAGTGTCTGCAGATAAAAGACAATGTCGTCACGAGCAAAGAGATTAGACAAGAAAAGAATAGCACGACCATCCTCTAAGAACTCCACATCAATGTCCCCGCCCCGAGTTTTCCCGACAATCCCTGTACGCAGCGATACAAGAACACCCCCACAAATGCTCGGATGAAGACGAAGATCCCGACGAAACTTCTCCACTTCCTCTTTGGAGACCATACGTGTATAGTTCTTTACTTCCCAGAAATACACTTTGCCACTCGCACGCGTCATTCGGAGATCGGCCGTTTGCGACTCTTTGGAAACGACTTCCACATCACAATCGTAGGCCTTCTTGATCATGCTTTCCACGATGATTTCACCGACAGTCCCCTTCTCTTTAGAGCTCGTGTAGACGCGTGTAAGATTGTTTTGCAATGTCTCAAACTTCCCCCCCAGCCCCTGCAGCGTGGTTTCAAGTGAACGAATCTGTGCTTCTTTTGCCTCCAGTAGTTCGCGTGTAGATTCGCGGATTTCCGCCCTTACCCGCTGCTGACGCTGCGTCGCGTCCTTTTCAAGACGCTCTAACTCCGCCACAAGATCGGCTCGTTCCGAGTCATACTCCTTTTGGAGTCTTTTAATACGCGCCTCATAGGATTCGGTAATATCGCTGTGTGTTTGCCGACGCACAGTGTCAATGGCCTTTTCTTTCATATGTTTTACGGCAGATGCACCCAACTCCAGGGCCAGCGCGACATCCTCAGGTGTTGCCGTCAAATAAAACGCCGGTGGTTGCCAATTCGGTGGGAAGTTCATTTCTATATGATAATCTGTGCTCCACATTTAGATGGCATCTCTTCTCGTAATTACGGTTGGTGTTATATATTGGGTAGCTATGTGGGGTATTTTAACACATCTAGTTGACTACATGACTGGCGGAAATGTGGTAAAGGAGATTGTTGTCTATTTAGGAATGCTCGCACTTGTATATGTGGTCTATAAGGGAAATCCGGATTTATTAAATTACGTATAAGTAATGAGCTTGGCCCTAGCGAACACGCTGTCATTTATACCCTCCATGGGATTTTTATATTTATTAGGAGACGGTATACTTGCGCAAAAAACCAAGTATTTGATCCACGCAGTCTTATATTTGATCGTTACACATTCAACAAATTGGATAAAAATTCTTATGAAACCTCATTTGAAGAAATGGGCGTGGATGAAACGGCCTGCAGCGGCCTGTGATTGCAATCTCACTAACCAGGGCGGTAAAGTGGGTGGTGAACCTGGATTTCCGTCGGGTCACATGACGAGCACGACATTCTTATTAACACCCTTTTGGTTGCGAGGGAGTTTACCGACGACGTGGTTTGTTGGCGTTATCGCGGCGGTGGCTTGGGCACGTTGGTACAAGAGTTGTCACAATGTGCCACAGATTTTGGGCGGTATTACATTTGGCTGCGTTGCCGCCTACTTGTTGCGTTCTTTTATAACATAATCCCCAGGGCGAAGAAACACGCGCTTAAGAGCTGCCTGTTGTTCTGGCGAAAGTTCATAGACCTCGCCGGCAGTAGCCACGACTTTTTCGGCGACGCTGAACCAAACGAGACTCCAGAAACGACGGCCAATTTCCATACGTTCTGTCATTAACCTATATCACGGGGGTAAAGGCCATCAATTTTACTAAATTGTCCCCGCCAGGTCCCGCGTCAGCTCCCACATTCCCTCACAACTTGCATTACGTTTCCACCACGTCTTGCCTGCCGCCGACATGATATCCCATTCTGCCCGAGAAATCTTCGCGAGTGTATGATAAGCATCCCCAGGTGACTCCACACGCACGAAATGTATACCCTCTTCTGGGGGATTCGCATAATGTGTAATATCCACATCCGGTGTAATGACTGGAACACATCCCATTGCCATACATTCCACTTCGCGATGGCACTTCTTGCCGAATCCGGGCAAACACAGCCCAAAACGGGCGCCGGCCAAAGCCTCTAAATACTCTCGCTGATTGTACTTGTATTTAGTGGTCGCCCCAATCGCCATATCAAAATCGTCACACATATATGACCAATCATGGCCCTGGCCACGTCTGGCGGTATCCTGGACGGCGTTTTCAATCTTGCCATAAAAAACGAGCCCCTTTTTTCGTTTGGCAAAGTCTTTCTCCGCCGCGCCCGCGGCCACCAGTTCTTCAACAAGTCGGGGACGACGAGGCCAGAATGTCCACGCATACGCATTCATACCTTGAGGTGGTGGATTTCCAAATAAGGCCCGTGTCCACGTTTGCTCCCTCGCCGGTGATTTCTTATACCAATCCATCGTCGGACGGTCATACAATAGTGTCTCACCCGGCCCCCCAAGCCACACATTGTGCACCGACTCATCTCTTACGACTTTGACAAACCCTTTTTCGGCCCACATATCCACCATTTCGCGAAATGAATCACCGGCGTGATGGAAAAATCCGCCAACGGGATGATCGGGGACGTACACAGTCGGTACCGACGGCGGACTGAACTCTGCATCACATGCCCCCGTGGTTTCGCAAAAGGACTTGGCAACACGTTCTGCTACTGCCGCCACAGCAGATGCAGCCCGCGGCACAACCACTAGAGAATGACGACCACCCCCCGCAGAAATCATATGTAACAATTCTGCACACGGATTGATATCATTCTGTAGATCATATATAATTGCATCACGAGGGAGCACCCAGAACCATCCCCAACGTGCATGACTCTTTTTTCCGCCAAATACAACTGCTGCCATGGCGCCTCGTAGAAGATCACATTGACGTTGCGGCGCCGTTCCGGGATAAATACATTCTACCGTGATTTGATCACCTACGGCCTTTTCCAATGCCGCCACCCATGTATCAGTAATTTGGCCGCCATCTACGAAGACCACAAGACGACGGCTATTTACATCAGCAATAGGGACCCACCCACCCGCAAGAAATTTTCTTAGCAAAAACACCTCTTCTCGTGTAATCTGATAATCCTCTTGAGGATACCACATGACGGCCCGTTGACCAAAAATCTGTCCATCGGGTTTCCATTCAATGACCGGTACTTTCTTGCTCGGCCAAACAAACGCCTTCATAACCTCTACAAATTCCGGCCGATTCGGTCCCCAAAATGCCCCATCCTTAAGACCCATTTCCTCTCGTAACCAGAAAATTTTCCCCAAATACGTCAACATATACTGGATCGGGTCCTGCGCTGCCGCCGGTGACAAATATGCTACAAGAGCATTACGAACACCTACACTGTGTGACAGAGTACTCGTCATGGATGACCCCCACGCTTCCGCAATCATTTTAGAGCGTCCTAGCCAGAGTTGATTATATCCGTATGGCAACCCTTGGGCTGTCTGAAAACAGTCAGTAAATTTCAAAATGGGGACATGTTTCTCCACCGGCCACGCATTTCGCGCTTCTGCAGCGAGCTTGTAAGGAGTGTCACGAGCGAGCATAGTACAAAAGGTAGTGCGTTCAGCATCAGAGGCGATTCCACGAATTCGCCGAGGAAATTGTTCCGGTTCTAGAAGTGTATGCATAAATTCCCTATCAAACGATGTCACTGCCTGCATATCATGTAGACCACTCGGATTCACATGCACATAGACAGATTTATCAACAATGTCAGTAGGGTCATAGGTGCGCACACCACTCTTGTGCAAATGATACGTCTTAATCGTGAGCGCCGGATTCACCACAAACATTTTCGCACGCATCATTTCAGTATTAATGGCGTTATCACACCCTCCTTTGCCGAAAGGAAACTCCAGATCGCCCCATGTCCATTCGCGTGCATGAATACTATCGCTCAAAACAATCCACGTATCCTGTGAATCCCCCCGCGGTCCAAAGAGTTGTGGCTCACCTTCCTCTTTAACTTCGTATCGGAGCAATGACATGAACGTATCACGCATGTCCACGGAATATAGAAGACGTAGAGTATCGTCAAAATAGATATCACTGTTCGCAAAAATCACAATTGTATTGGGAATTACCTCAGTTTTGATGAATTTGATGACGTCGGCGTAGGTGAGACGTGCCCCAATCACTTTTTCCATAATTTTGGGCGAATCTGGGAGGGTTTGAGGCGATTCATTCAGAAGTAGAATCTTATCAATGAGAGGATTCTCAATATTCCGTCGTAAACATTCTTTGATTTCGCGCGCTCTCTTTGGTTTATCAGGGACATAGTATTGTGTGATCAGAATAATAATAGGTGGTATATAAGATTCCATAGATATTAGAAGATTATATTTGGAAGCCACCGAGGAATGTGATGTACCATCTTTAGTTGTGGGGAACGTCTGGCAACAACGGAGAAGAAGTGCTGCCATAATCCGTGCATCTGCTTCTGATCCATTCCAAGGGAGTTCCACAAAAGGGAAGAGTTCATGGATTTCATCCAGACAAATTGTATTTGTCATGCCGAGTGCGGCGAACTCCCCATCTTCAAACTCGGCGACAACTGCACGACTAAGAAACACGATACGATGTTTTCGCCAATGACCCCCACGCAACCAATCCATAATTTCAGCGGATGGCTCTGTGAAAATGATAAGATCTGGTATAATACTCCCTACCCACGTTTTTAAATCTAACATATTGGATACACCAGTTTCATAACGCGTATACGAAATCATTGGTAGAGTCGTTTGTCCCAGCCAAACAAGTGTTTTACCATTTCGCCACGCCTGTCCTTCTGATTGAAGAATCCTGATGGGTTTTCCCGTCTTGGGATGTTTTCCTATGCGTGCCGACATTCTCTTCATATATTGCTAGACCGCTTTAACCAGATTGGCCATTTCACAATATATGGACCGAACTGATGTGGCTTATCTTGTGAATTCATGTCCCAAATATTTCTATATATTACCACTGCATTTTGCGCTCGTGCGGCGCTATGCACCCTCCCTCACCTGGCCCCTCTTTCTCGCCACCGAGGTCCCCGATGACCCCGTCATCCGGGCCGTGGCGCATGACTTTAATGTGACGGTAATTACTCTCCAAAAATCAGATGCGGGGTTTCTAGATAGCAGGAGGGCGGCGACGTCGGCGTTGCCTTCTCATATCAAGTATGTCTTTCCGATGCAGGAGGACTTTCTTTTGGATAGACCGCCACAGGCGGACGCAATAGAGGAATCGCTCACGCTGCTTGATTCCAGCGTGGCCCAGGTGCGGTATATGCCTTGCCCTGGACCGGCGGCGACGGATAAACATGTCGTAGGCCCGTGGTATAAATTGAATCCTGAGAACAACACGTACATGTACTGTTTTCAGGCCACTATGTGGCGGCGTGAGAATTTTCAGAAGTGGTATGATGCCTTAACTGCAGTCCGCGACCGAGCGCTGGAAGGTAAAACACTTACAGATGCCGAAAAAATGCGTTATGAAGTCCGTGTGAATTTGGCGGAGAATGCGGATGGTCAGCGGCTTTTCCGCAAGCTTTTTCCGCCGCCGCATACACATTTAGCGTATAAACGTGCACACAAGGCGCCGAATGCGGTATTTATGTCCCCTTGGCCTTACCGACCGACGGCAATTGTGGGGGGTGTTCTGCAGCCGTGGGCCAAGGAGTTAGGGGAGAGGGAAGGATATCCTCTTAGTTAAGGGACATAGACATAAAATTCAGAAGTAGCCGTATTGTAATAGACTTGATTTAAACCTGTAATATCATTAATAGTGCTAATAGGGCCTATACGCCCTCTCCCTGGTACTGCTCCAACATATGGAAGTGGTCGCCGAGAAGTAATACTAGATAGAGTTGATGATGGATTGTTTGTGATAGGAGTCCATGTAATACCATCCTGTGAGGAAAGTACTTGAGAGCCCTGCTGTGTTGCACCAGATGCATACCACGATGAACCATTCCATGCCACGGAGTATATTTGTCCTTGTGTAAATGTATACGCTACCGTCCAACCATAATTAGGTAATGTCTTATTAATACCAGCTCCACTATCAAAATTATATGCTATAATACCTGTACCAGTAGTGACAACCCACATAGATCCATTCCATGCAATACTAGTTATAAAGACATCTACAAAAATGAGTGGTGTTATGGAGGTCCATGTGTTACCTTCATTTGCAGAAACAACAATTGGTCCACTCCCTCCCCCCAACCAATAGGGTCCATTGTTAACCAGCGTGTTAATACTACCTCCTGCTGAATAAGCACCTATCCAATTTACACCATCTGTTGAAGATCCAATTAGCAAATTTTGAATCGCTCCAGCTCCAGATACAAGCCATGTTACTCCACTCCAAGCAACATTGTTACAAAACTGAAAAAGAGTCTTTAATGGTGAACCAGAAGTAGCATCAGGATCGTACCAAATAATTCCATCTTTAGATGCAGCTATCACATTTGGGTTGCTATTATTATCACCAACCGCGATCCATATAGATCCATTCCATGCAACAGATCTTACAGATGTTAAAATGTCAAAATTTTCCACTGGGAGCCACACTATACCATCGGATGAATATGCGAGAACATATGTAGCGCCCTGCCCCCCTCCAGCCACCCACATAGCGCCATTCCACGCAATACAACTTATGGAAATATTAAATGATAGGGTTATAGGTGACCATGTTTTACCACTTGTTGTATAGTATAATCCATCTTGATAACTCGCAACCATGACGTTTTCCGTAATGGCACTACCGAGACCATATACAACACCGCTCAGATCCTGAAACACGGCTTGGGTATCCGTCACATTATTACTCAAATCGTATACCAGTCCGCTTATATCATTGATTAATTCCAGAGTCGTTGGATCTGTCTTTGCGATGGCGAAAAATGTCCCACCACTTCCATCTGATGTTAAGACAATGTTGGCGCCAGGCGCCGAATTATTCGGATTTCTAATATTCAGAGTTCTTACTTGTAGAATATCTAGATCAGCAGTTCTTCGTCCAGGTGCAGATGACATCTGTTAAAACCCGAGATTCTGTATTGTAAGAATGTACGAATTCGTCGGAGGAGTGATCAGCACATTACTGCTATAGAGGCCGTTGCTCAATCCCTGAGAGACCCCATAGACGCCATGCATAAGCACATATGGCTGTGCAAACGAATTTGATAATAGATACGAGCCAGGAAACACCATCCGAATCGGTTGTTGAAACGCGTTGGATTTCTTTGTTCCTTCCGCCCCTGCATACAACACCGTATTATGTTCATATGCAAATGTCTGGCCACCACCGGTGCCTTGTGATAAATACGTCTTTATCGGCACGACGGCTGTATCAGGTCCAAGAGGAAACACCGCGGGAGAAAAGAGCCAATTTGGCACATAATCCACAATAACCTTTGATGTTGCGGTAATCAGAGATGATACCCCATCCAATTGCAGATTCAGACTAGAAAAGCCGAAACCGGGTGATTGAAACCGCACCAATCCGAAATCGCTGCCGATAATCTCACCCGAAACACCACGATATGTCATACTGGACGTAAAAGAACCGCTCATTACCGACGAAATCCCCACAATACTGTTTGTTATATAGGCATTGTTGAGTTGATTGACGGTAATGGGACGAAGAAGATAGTCTATGGTACTCGCTAGAGTCTGTGTGCTGACATAGCCTGCCGAACCGAGACCAGTTACGGTGCTTGTGAAGAGAGGTGAGAGCTGCTGCGAATTTACGTATCCGAGCTGGTTCATGGTGTTGGAGTTAAAAAACTGGTTCGTGGATAAAAAGGCGGCCGTCAGTGTGAAATAGTCAATTCTGTTTGGATCTGTACCGGCAGTTGTGACGGCGCCGTAGCCGGTCGGAGTGTTTGTATAGAGGAGATTGCTGAGGGATGCTGAGAGTTGTGCCGTACTTACATAGCCCGCCGAGCCGAGACCGGTGATGGTGCTATTGAGTTGTGATGTGCTGATATAACCGACTGTGCCGAGAGCGGCCACGGTGGATGTTAGCGCGGCGACGAGTTTGCTGGTGCTGACATAACCGGCCGAGCCGAGACCGTTGACCGTACTTATGAATTGTTGGCTGGAATCATTGCTGCGACCCAAAATGTAGTTTTGTGTGCTGATGAGATTACCGCTGGAGATGTAGCGTGAAGGGTCCAGAATATAGTCAGAGGTGCTGATGAGTTGCTGTGTAGTTGCCCCACCCGGTGTAACGCCTGAAGATATTGCATTAGAAAGAGTATTGAAGTTCTGTTGTATGAGCGTGGACTGTTGGGCGTTTACGGCGTTTATTGATGAAATTGTGGTGGGAAGATAACCGACGATTTCTGATTGTGCTGCTAGATTGCTGTAGGGGTCTACCCAACTGACGCCACCGCTCCCGTCTGCAGCGACGGTGTAGTTGGTTGAAACGGGGAGACGAGTTGTAGGATCATAGGCGAATATTTTTCGCAGAATTATAATGCTTGCATCAATTGCGCTCATTCTATATTGTGGGCGGCTCTTTGCTCGCGCGGGAGGCACCGCGCCCGCATAAGCACATTTTATAGGCTGCTACTAGAATGCCTTCAGGTGGCGGTTTATTACAATTAGTTGCCATGGGCAAACAGGACATTTTCTTAACCGGGAATCCACAAACGACGTGGTTTAAAAGTGTCTATCGGCGTTATACGAATTTTGCCGTGGAATCCCAGGTCATGTATTTTGATGGTGATCCCGATTTCGGCAAACGTCTATCCTGTCTTGTGCCTCGTCGTGGTGATTTGCTCGGACCGCTCGTTTTGGAAGTGACATTGCCCGCACTCACAATCGCCGGCAGCAAACCGGCCGTGCCCGTCTCCTATGTTAATTCCATTGGTCATATGCTCATAGATCAAATAACGATTGAAATCGGTGAAAACGAGGTGGATACACAGACGGGTGAATGGATGGAAATCTGGTCCAATCTTACAACGGATGCGAGCAAACGGCAGGGGTTCAATGAGATGATTGGGCGTGTAGAACCGTATATACAACCGTCCAACTATGGCCCGACGAAACTCTATATCCCGCTGCAATTCTGGTTTTGCAAGAATCCGGGCAATTATTTGCCGCTTTTGGCACTACAGTTTCACCCGATCCGAATTAATCTGAATATTCGGCCCTTACAAGATCTCTTTTATACTGGACAACTCGTGACCAAATGTTCCACGCTGCAGGTGGATCCTGTCAAAATTACTGATCTCCGTCTTTGGGGTGATTATGTCTTTCTGGATGTGGAGGAGCGTCGCCGATTCGTCGCGAACGCACATGAATACTTGATTGAACAGATTCAATATACTCCTCCGATCGCGATTCCCATAGGTGCCAATGTCGTGTCGGCTCGTCTGGAGTTTAATCACCCCATCCGAGAACTCATTTGGATCGTACAGCGCGACCAGTTACAATCATATCATGAATGGTATAATTACAGTTCGGTGTCAATAACGGAGGTTGGAAAACGTCAAGATCTGCTCGCGACTGCTATTATTCAGCTGGATGGATATGATCGGTTTGATTCACGTGATGCAGGATATTTCCGTCTTGTACAGCCCATTATGCATCACACGGCGGTCCCTAACGACGCCTTTATTTACGTCTACAGTTTTGCTCTTCGTCCAGAGGATGTACAGCCAACTGGATCTGTGAATGCGAGTCGGATTGACAATTTTGTCTTACAAGCCACACTTGTACCAGATTCTACTGCGCCGTTAGGATCTCCCACGTATACCCCACCTCGTGGCAATGCTCATATAACGATCTTCGCGACGAATCATAATGTCCTCCGAATCGTCAATGGATTTGGTGGTGTACTATTCAAGATTTAAATTTAGCGTTTATGGGTAGCAATGGCCTCGTTGGCACCCGCGTCGGGGACAGAAGTGTTTACACTCAAATATCCTCTTTGGCTTATGCGATTACTAGCGGTATTTCCACTTTCCGGACTCGTGGGCGCTGACCATTTTCTCGTGGGGTCTAACTTGACAGGTGCAGCCAAAGCTCTCATAAATATTATCACACTTGGCTCTTGGTATTTTTATGATGTAGTATATGTTCTATCTAGTGACGACCTACTCAAAGTTGGATATACAATGCCATTTTTTGAGAATATAGAGTTCGGTAAAGGGATGGTCACAGAAACACTCATGCCTGGGATGGAACAAACAGTCGGGAATATTTCCAAAGTGCTCTTTATTCTTAGCATGCTTACAGTGGCATTCTACACATGGATTGCCTCTTCACATACGACTGGTGGCTTGAGGACCGTTTTTACTTGGACAGCCTTTGTTTCGGGAGGTATTGGTCTACTAATGCTTCTTATATCGTTGTATTCATTATATGTGAAATTAAAGAGTAATGTAACAAATTTAACAAGTTTAACAAGTAATTTAACATCTATAAGAAGTTTTTTGCCCAATCCAGCAATTCCGAAGACTTCTCTTTTGACAGCACAAAAGGGTGGTGGCAGAAAAATAGCATCTCTGCAAGAAATCGCTGAAGAAATGTTGGATACACGTAAATCAAATGAACTCCCATCGGAATCACTTTTGTTTATGGGAATTCTTTTGACAATCGCTCTGGGTGGAATCTCATACGCGGGTTTCTATTATCAAAAACAATCCAAGGCCAAAAAAGATGAAACTTCACGGATCAGCACTGATACCCGAACCGAGCTCAGTAAAACTCTTAGCGACACAGACGGAATTTGAGATGCTTTTGGGTCGTGTACCATCAACCGAGCCTGTACCGCCTATCGCTGTCATTTATTTCACGGCATCTTGGTGCGGTGCATGTAAGAATTTGGATGTACCGGCACTGCAGACAGCTGCTACGGCAGCAGGCGCCACGTTTCTGAAATGTGATGTAGACGTGAATGATTATACTGCAGGTTATTGCGGTATTCGCCAGATTCCGACGTTTTTGATTGTCAAAGATAAGAAAACAATAGGTCCTTTCAGCTCCTCCGATACGGGCACTGTAGCGGCGTGGATTAAAGAAATGTCGTAAATTACATATAATAATGTCTCTGGCGATTGTCTATTTTGGCATGGCCAGATCTGTTCAAAAAACGGCGGAATCTCACAAGAAATATCTCCGCGATGTTTTGACGGCTGCCGGCATTAACTATAAAATCTACTTTCATACTTGGCGTACAGATATGGGTTACCGTGTATGGAGCAATGTGCACAAACCACCCACAGATACATATTGGACCCTACTGAAACCGAATGTATACACATGTGAAAATCAGGATATCTTTACTAGCAATCTTAACTTCGGAAACTATTTCTATGACCACATCTATAAAACGGTCGGTCACTCTAAAGATGGAGAATGGCTCCCCTATTTAGTTCTGAATCACGTGTGTGCTCTAGAATCCCAGCGACGAGCATTGAGTATGATAGATCCAGGACACGATGCAGTATTGCTGATACGACCAGATGCAATGTTAGAGGAGCCATTTCCAGTAGATATCATTAAGAATATGGCGCCCCGCACTGTCTACCTCCCGGATTTCAAACATAATGAAGGCTACAATGATCGTATGGCTCTCGGTGATCTCACGGCAATGTCAGTCTATATGAACCGTTTGGGAGGCGCAGCCGAGTATCGTCGCCACCATGGCAGAATCGTCGCTGAAAAGTATCTGAAATACACTCTGGATACTGCTGGTCTCACTGTCACACCATTCCCATACTCTTTTGAATTTATCAGACCCGATTAGCCATATGCATGAATAGATTCAGACATCTGATTAGGTAATGGCTCCAGAACGTATCACAGTGGTGGGTGCCGGCATAGCAGGTCTTCATTGTGCTATAGAACTTCTCAAACGGGGTCACACGGTGAACCTGTATGAAAAATACGATTATGTCGGTGGGCGCATGTATACATTTCATAAAAAGATTCCTGGTGGCCAAGTGCAATGGGAAGCCGGTGCCGGCCGTATTTCGGAAAAACATCGGCTTGTTCTTGGTCTGTTCAAACAATACAATCTTCATACAATACCTATTGGTTCAAAAGAACTCTACAAACAAGACTATACATCATCCCTGGAACCGAATCTGTTTGAGCCGTCACTTCCGGTGTTCTTTGGACCTCTGCACAATCTCTCAGCGGAAACTCTCGCCACCCGAACGATTCGTCAACTCTGTCAAGAAATCTACGGACCGGCCAAGACAGAAGCTTTACTCAACCGTTTCCCATATCGCGCCGAAGTGGATATTATGCGCGCCGATATGGCTCTATCCCTCTTTGACGTGGAAATGAAATCACATGACGGGTATTTTGTCTGCAAAGAAGGTCTGTCAGAACTCGCCAAACGGATGCGGGGCGATTTCGTGCGACGTGGGGGGCGAATCCATCTCGGCCATGAACTCTTGGACGTGGATGGAACCACCGCCATTTTTAAAGGAGGTCTTCGCCCAACGGCAGATCGCATTATTCTCGCCATGCATGTCAATGCTCTTCATCACATTCCGCGATTCAAAGGGTGGGGGGTCATGAAACATCTCCGAATGACGCCGCTTTTGCGTGTATATGCAAAGTACCCCGCGCCAGGCGGGCGGCCGTGGTTTGCCGGCTTACCGACGGTCGTCACGGATACACCGGTGCGGTATTTCATACCGACAAATGAGGCCGCGGGAGAGGCTATGATATCGTATACGGATGCGCGTGACGCGGAACCGTTGATGGCCATGTCCGAGGGGGCGTTGGGACGGTATCTTCAGAAGGAGTTGCGTCGTCTTTTTCCAGAGAAACATATTCCCGCCCCGATCTTTTTGAAAACACATCCGTGGAAGTCGGGTGTAACGTACTGGTTACCGGGTAGATACGATCCAGCCACGGAGTCCAAGAAGGCGCTCCGATTTTCTGAACGAATTCATGTTTGTGGAGAGTCGTTTTCATTGCGTCAAGGATGGATGGAGGGGGCGCTAGAACATGCAGAAATGCTTCTTTCCTCGTTATAGGATGGACCCTCATATGCTTATTGCGCTTCTCCATATTCTATTAGTGGTCCCTTTTCTGGGATATATTGTTTACCAGAAGGCCGCTACACCTGAATGGGTGTATTCACTGCTGTTCGGTCTCGGTCTCTTTGTCTTCGCCTATCACAGCTACAAATCCCTCGTACGGTGGATGGCAAAATCCCCGTCGCTCTGGGTCAATCTGTTTCATGTAATTCTTGTGGCACCGCTTATGATCTATATCGGATTTCTGGGAAAAAAGACGCCTCGGGCGGGCTATGAACTGATGGCAATTCTGACCTTCGGTGCGCTCGGCTATCACATCTACACTCTTATTTTATTCACTCAGACTATGGCACCGGATTCCTAGATCACTTTTGCAAGTTCTGTTCGGATATTCTCAGGAAAGGTCATACAGTCCGCGATATGGTAATAGTACATGTGGGCCGACCGGCACTCCTTTTGGCAAGAGGGGCAACGGTCAGATGCACCGGTCTCGGCCGCTGCGTGTTTTCGCACGTAATGAACACGGCAATTTGCTTTTGTAGAACATTCATATGAGCATCCGTTGGATGGACATATGAATCTTGTTTTCTTGTCGTGTTTCGCACTACGGTGAATTTCAAGAGCCGATTTTTGCGCAAAGGATTTGTCGCACAACTTACATTTATACGGGAGATTCCCTTCGTGGGCAACCATATGGTAAAACATGGTGCTTTGGCCGTTTTTAATCTCACCGCATTCGGTACACTCAAATCGGCCATCTGGAAGTTTCTTATAGGCATATGTCATTTACTGTGCCGCCGGGCCAGCACCGGTTTCAATTTTATTAGCACTCGCTGCTGCCGATCGCCAGCCAGTTGATATCAGAGGTCTCCGTATTGTTGCTAGAAGTTATTGTAAGCGCACCAGTACCGGTATTAATAGAATATGTAAGAACTCCAAGTCCACCTGAGACGACAGCATATGTTCTTCGTGTAATAAATAAATACGGATTTGATTTAAAGATATCATTTGTCACTATTGCGCCACCGCCAGAAAGCGCCACTGTTCCCACAGAGTTAAATGGGTTGATCAGACCAGAGCACCAAATGCTGCCGTCATCACCGTACATGCCGGCATACACACAGGGTGTGTCGTTACCCACCTCTACCGCGACATTTGGAGGATGACTACCATAAGTATAAAACTCACCATACGCACCACTCGCATCCTCTATACCGACATGAGCCCCGTTATTATTATCTACATTAAGTGCAAGAATGTTTCCAAACTTTGTCGTGATATCGCCCTGGGTGTACACAGGGTTGCCGAGATCGGGCCCTTCAGAGTTATCATCACTACCACCGTCATCACTGTAGTTGTCATCCAGATATGTCGGCTTGTCAGAATTAAAGATGGCAAATACGGCATTATTCGGGTCAATATAGCCACGGAGACCCGTGACGGCATCATAGACACCGACATAATACTGATTCACATCGGGATTGGCGTCCTTATAGAGCTTCTTGCCATTCTCACGCAGAATACGACCTCGTGGGGTTTGGCCCGGATCATTTGCTGCATCCCCCCAAACACCGTGCGTAACGCCATACGCATCAGTCGTCGTGGTATAGCTAAAGAAGTCGCCATAGAAGTTGTCGGTGGCAATGTACGAACGCTTGCTAGAATCGGGTTGGGCACGAAGTAAGGACATTATACTTACTTTATATATTTTTCTCCGGAGTCCGGAGTCCGGAGTCCGGAGTCCGGAGCCTAAATCCGCCTCACCAAATCCTATAGAGAATGATCACAATCCTCACTCTTGCTATTGGAGAAGACTACCGAAAAACACTTGCGCCTGCTCTTGCATCCAAAAAGGCCTATGCCGAGAAACACGGATATACGTATATTCTCGGACAGGAAGAATGGTGGGATCGTGATCGTCCGACAGCGTGGTCCAAAATCCCCTTTTTACTAGATCAACTTGAAAAGTCCCCGGAAGGCGCCTTCTTCTTCCTCTCAGATGCCGATGTACTGATTACAAACCCGGATATTCGTCTTGAAGATGCTGTATTACAAGATCTTTTGGATGGGAAAGATATGTTGATCACAATTGATGCATGTGGACATATCAATTCGGGGAACATTTTGCTTAGAAACACTGCATGGACGCGTGACTACTTCAAGCGGGTCTATCAACAGACGGATCTGCTATACCACATTTGGTGGGAAAACGCGGCTATGATTAAGTTGTTAGAGCAGAATCCGACGGATCTCGCAAAGACGCAGCTTACGGGGAGGCATGAGAAGTTTAATGCGTATCTTATGGGTCTTCCCGGACAACCTTTGTGGACCCCGAGGGAGTTACTGGTACATTTTGCTGGTGGATGGCGTGCGCCGATTCTGAAACAACTTCAATCTGATATTTTGGCTGGAAAGATACCACGGTTATCGTTGGGAGGTGAAATTACTTATATTTAGAACTCTGGGCGCGTCAAAAAATATTGCTCACTAAGTAGAATGGAACCATCAACTAGCTCTATGCCATTAGCTCCTATGCCTATGTTACCATCTGTATCGGGGCCATCCTTTCCTACAATGCCACCTCCACCCGCCGCTTCGGGCATGGGAGCTCCTCCAGGCATGGGAGCTCCTCCAGGTATGGGAGCTCCTCCAGTAGCCATGGGTGGTGCTCGCAGCTCCCGATCCAAGCGCAGCTCAAGACGTAATAATGCATCTTATGCTATGTCGGGTGGTAAGTATCATTATAATGAGCCCCCAACCGCTTCACACTACGGAAATGAGCCCCCAACCGCTTCACACCACGGACACATGCCTAGCAATTTTGTTCTTGGTGGAAGACATATGGGTGGTCGCCGATCCCGATCCCGATCCCGATCCCGATCCCGATCCCGGTCACGGAGACAACATGGTGGACAAGTTACTGAGACTCAGACTGAGGCAGATCTCTTAGCAGGTGTTGAAGATGCTCCTGCCGCAAACGTCGCTGCCGCACCTATGTCTGGTGGTGGCAAGGTCACAACTGGAAGCAAACGCCAGGTCTGGAACGGCACCGCCAAGCACACCTCCGGCGGTCTAACAAAGAAGGATCTGATGAAGCACAAGGGTCGCATTGTCAGTCGCAAGAAGCATGCGGCTGGCAGAAAGGCATTGAAGAATCTGCGCAAGGCTGGTTTCGTGGCTAAGAAGGGCACATTCAAGCTGTTTCGCAAGTAGTAGGCGCAGCCTAGCAGCCTCTGGCAAGTAGTTCCTAAGTCCCGCCACATGATTTCTCCAATTGATCCGTAATATAACGTAATTGTTCCAACAATCCTTTGACAGATCCTTTACCTTCGGTAAGTTCAAACTCAAAAGGGTCAAACCAATATACACCCCCGCTCTTCTCTGATTCTTCTATGGAGGACCAGACAAGACCCACATTTGACGCACGCAATTCTTTCATGATCGTCCCCACAGCCACTTCGCTCGCCTTTGCAGATCCCATTTTCCGGATCAATACCGATTCCACCGTTTCCTGGCCACCGCTAGATGGCCAAAACACCGCATCATATTCCTCTATAGGTACTCCATCCCCTGACACAAGTAGTGTCACAAACGGAAACCGTGCGAAATACTGAAAGACCGCCGCCGGTGGCGCCGGCCCGATCCAAAGACAAATAGTCGGTACAGGTTTTGCCTGAATTGTCTGCAAAACAAGTTTCATATCTGTCGTATCCACCACACGAAACAACGCATCCACTCGGATAGCATCGGCCCACGGCGGCAAACCGGGTCCGGAGACGGATGCGATGACGACAATGTGACGAGCGCGATGCGCCAATTCACTCGCCACGCAGGCAAAGCGGCCGGCGGCCACACTGGGATGTGCCGAAATCCATATTCGCCGTCCTCGCAAAGGGCTAGAAAACGCCTCCAGATGATATGTTTTGCCCTCCATATTTGCAGTAAAGATCTATCAAATGAAATGTGGACGCAAGATAGATGTGGAAAGCATTCATAATACTCCTACTAATTGACATGCCATGGCTATGGCTCACGCGGGATTGGTCAACAACCGCAATCAGACGTGTACAGCTGATACCAATAGAAATTCGCTGGATTCCGGCGCTAGCTGTCTACGCCGCCCTCGCCTATCTCGTAGGACTCGCGACATCCGGATGGCAAGCATTTTCTATAGGTGCTGCCGTATATGCCGTATATGATATGACAAACTATGCCACTTTCAAACATTATGATCTCACTTTCGCACTTACTGATATTGTGTGGGGAGGCGTACTCTTTACAGGGACATATATGCTTCTCAAACAAGTCTAAAATTTGCACGAAGCCCGATCGTTAAGCCCAGGTAGAATGCAGACACGTTCCAAGACTGATAAAAATATACAAGAATATACACAAGACTTCTTTGATGAAGCCTCCATCGCCTGGCGGGCGAATAAAAAAGTCGGACCAAATCTCACGTTCAAATATCTGTGTCAAGCAACGTCTAAGAAAGGAAACCCCTGCAAGAGGTTTTCTCTTTTACACACCGATCAATTCTTGTGCGCCGCACACACCACCAAAAATATACCACCCACAGATATATGTTCACAAGTCGCGAAAAAGAGATATTAGCCCTCTATACAAACGACCCAACAGAACGCTATCCACAAGAAGTAATCCACGTATTTAGAGGCCCCACTGCATTTAATTTACACGCAGAACTTCTATTTCCGAATCAAGATAGCAGAGATAAATATATAAAAGAATGGGGCAGCGGAAATAAAATAAAAAATTCATTTTTAGTTGTCACAATCATGAAAGTAAATTCCAAAGCCGCTCTCAAAAATCCCACCAAAGCACCGGCAGTTCCACGGCGACAACTACGTCTTCATTATTTCAGTACAGGCAAAATTTCCGTTCCCTCAGGAGCAGGCTATACGAGCCCAATGGCTAAACGATGGCTAAAACTTATAGAAAAGAGCCCAGGTGATCTCATGTGATACCCCCCCCCAAATTTTTTTCGACCTAGGCGACCCCTAGGCCGCGCCTGCCTCAATCCACTTTTACGCCCCTAACCACTTCAGAATTCTGAACCACCCCACACACTTCAAACATCAAATCCACCCGCCCCTCCCGCATATAAGAAGTATCCAATGAATTTATAAATTCCGGATGTTTATTGGATGTCATTAACAGAATCACGTGAGGAAACATCCCACGCTGTATCTCATCCAACATCCGGTTCCACCCCGTCTTATCCTGAATCGCAATAGGAAGATCTTTATGTGACGGAATTCCATTCTGGATTTTTATCAGATTCGTGTCAATTTCGTCAAAGACTATTACTAATGGTGTTTCTACAGTCGGTTCATATTCCGAATACAGATACGTCAACGTGTCATTCGGTTGCCAAGGTGAAAAGGTGTTGCAATACATCCCGTTCAACCTGTTTGCCAAGAACAGAGCAATCATGGATTTCCCTGTTCCTGGCTGACCCCAAAGAAACGCCACTGTATTGTTTGTCAGTGTCTGATGCGCCAATATGCATTCAATAATCAACTCTTGATCTTCACGCGGCTTCAAAGATATCGGCAGTTTATACTGACGGTACCACGGATGTCCGAACGACCCTGTTCGCTGAATGATTTGGATTTTCTTCACCGGTTTCTCAGTAACTGGACACATCACAATCATGTCATTGACCTCTTTGACAAGATCATTAAATATCTTTTTAGTAGTGATCATCCACGCAACATATTCACCAGATGATTTACTAATATAAACAATGTACCATTTCCCGATGGCCCATCCTTGCCCTTTTCCACCATCTCCAATTTCGCTAAAACGATCTCCCAGGCGTTTTTGAATCCGAGAACACTCTTCTATTTTTGTCAGACGATATTGCTGAATTCCTGCAAAACGAAGAATCAAGAATATGAATGTCCAAGGAATATAGGCCACTGCACCAGCGACGGCACCGGCAAATAATAGATTCATGCTTAACTACTATGCTGCGAGCCGCTGTGATCAATTTTAGGTGCATTTACTTACTGTTATTTCAGTATCAAGCAGGTTTGTTTTTATGTATCTATTATATACGAAAAAATCTACCAATACATTTTCATTAGTCTTTTCTATTATCAGTATCGTATCGTCAGCTTTGTGGATTGCTTATAGTCAAAATATATTAGACATGCCATTATTAATTAGAGGATCTTCCGATTTAATATTGTTTTCAATATCTACTGTCTATATTCTATTGAACAGATTGGAAATGTCTAGATCTCCATCGGTTTAAATCGCTCATCTGCCTTACTCTTTAGAATGCCAAACGACTGCTGGAATCATCTGATGATTACGGCGACGAGCGATGAACTGGATGCACTGATGCTGGAGGAATTCAAGGAAGTGCCTCATTGGGCTCTGACGATTCATAAACGCGGCCCAGAGGCTGTCTGTATTAAACTCTGGAGTCGGTGGCTCCCCGATTTTGAGTGGCTCGTGAGACTCCTGACGAAGTATCCGTCATGCTGGATCAAAGACGAGTGGGAGGAAGAGGGGGGTACGGCAGGTGTTTGGATCGGTACAGGTGCATCCGAGGCACGACGTGGCACGGGTGAACCGGTTATACAGCGGTTGGAATGGGATGATATGTCTATGGAAGAGGAATATATGCGATTTAAGATCGCCTAGTTCGCCATAGGCTGCTAGCGTGTATCGCGGTTGCGATACATGGTTCGCCGTTTGGCGTGTTTCTTGGATCGGCGTGTTTTACTGCCTCCACCCCATCTTCCATTACATAACATGCCTATCAATTGTGAGCGTGCACTAGTGTTATTATGATGATATGCATTTCTACTTTTACGAGGCTTCTCATCATCAACACTATTTATAATCGTTTTTATCTCCTCAAATTTACTATTTGCAAGCTTATATGCTGCTTCCACCCTATTGTTATCTTCATCTTTGAGTTTCTGTATCTCTTCCTTTTCTTTAGGACTCGTAAAAACCTCCGCGGGTATATCAGGGTAACCTCTAACATAGTATGAATACTCCCCATTAATATACTTATCTTTGTCATCTATATACGGTACCTTCAGAAGCTCATTACCATTATGATAAAATACAAGATACGGAGAAGGTCCGTTGTGTTGATTACCTAAATCTAGTTTTGACCACTCACCTATATATTTACCATTTGCACCCTTTTGTGGCTCTACTGGCTTTACTGGCTTGGGTGAAGACTTCTTTTTTCTACTCCAAGGCCACCTCATTCTATATTGTACAAATATTTATTCTATATATGATTAGAGATGTCCAACACAACTACCTTTATAACGGAAATTGTAAACTCCGATTCTTCTGCTGGGACGGTCCTCGGCGCAATCTGTATTTCCATTTTGTCGCTTGGAGGAATCGCGGGAGGATACCGGTATTATCTTCAACTGGCCGCGAAGAAGCTAGGAGGCCGTGGCCAGGCGGGAACAAGTGCAGATGCAGTAACTGTAGAAGTTAAGGAAGACTCATCCGATGCACATATATCCAACCATTTGAAACTAACGAAAAGTCTGACAAATATCACAATCAGCAAAAATGACGTGGCGGAAGTCAAGAAAATGCTGGAACTTATGAAAACGCCGCATACGATGGTCTAAATAAACGGATTCCAGGACCATTGTAACAGCGCCTGGCGCTGCCTCGGGCGACACTGGAGATCCCCCGCGCGACAGTTCTTTTTTACTGCACCTGCATGACGGGAAAATGCACGCCAGCGTTTGATTTGCACTGCATCCAGTTCGGGGATACGCCGACCCATCCAGTAGCGACAATACCATTGAAACCAGCCACGTTCATCGGGGTTGGCTTTAGCGTTAGATAAGATCGGGTATTGTGCTCTGGCTGCGGCAGGGCCGCCAGGAACCCAGCCACTTTTTCGCCATGCGGGTAGAGGAAGACGTGAATGAATTTGGAAAAGATTTACCGATACATCAGCGCCGGCCGGACGAAGTTTGTCCAGACCGCCGGCGTGGAGAAACCATTCCGCGGGGAATTCTTGGATGCAGTCGTTCAAATACTTGCCTTCAAATACTCCGAGAGCGAGCATTTCGCCTGGATCCGCCCACGGTTTGAAATCGGCTGCGAAACCAGTACCAGGATCTTCTGCGAGCGTGTAGGAATACCCCTTGGACATTTTGTCAGAGACATGTATCGTATCACCGCGATGAAAGGAGGATAAAGCACGCCCCCGCTTTGATATTTGGATTGCCATAGGCCCGAAATGGTCACTCATACTAATGATAGCAGTGGTAAAATTGATTCTACAAATTTTAAGAAGAGGCATATATAGTAAATGCGTTTTCTTAAACTTTTGCTCGTATCCAGTGTACAAGCAGTGTATTTATCCTGTTGGATAAATAATTCTACTGGACCTCCAATCCAATCTTCGGGACCTATAAATGCTGCAGATGTCTGTGTACGATACGCCACTACACCGCCCCCGATGCAATACTATTTGGGGACTTCTTTAGCGAATTATACGGCCATTAATGGAAACACGAACTTTCTAGATGTATACGGATGCTTGACAAACTACTGTAATGTGCCATTTTCGCCTAGTCAATCGGTGACGGCAACTCAGTCAGCGATACCTACACCCACATCAACAAAAACATCACTTCAATGGTGGTTTCTTACTCGTACGAGTAGAAGTACATCCACTGCGACCTCCACTGCCACGTCACGCGCCACAGAAACAAGTAGCCGTACGAAAACAAGTGCTATGACAATATCAAACAATTCTACAAAGACAGCTAGTGTAACCGCTTCTGGAACGGTGAGTGCAACGGGTACTAGTTTAGCTACCATATCGCGGTTTTCAACACACAGCAGTACACAAACTGGATTTCCCACCAGTACTAGTTCTAGTTCGGCTTCTAGTTCGGCTTCTAGTTCTAGCTCTGCTTCTAGTTCTGGTACTTCCTTGGCAACTCTCACAAGTTCTGGCAGTGCTTTGGCAACTCCCACGAGTTCTGGTAGTGCTTTGGCAACTCCCACAAGTTCTGGCACTTCGTTAACAACTTCCACAAGTTCTGGTAGTGCTTTGGCAACTCCCACGAGTTCTGGCACTTCCTCTTGGACTGCTTTGGCAACTCCCACAAGTTCTGTTACTGCTTTGGCAACTCCCACGAGTTCTGGCACTTCCTCTTGGACTGCTTTGGCAACTCCCACGAGTTCTGGCACTTCCTCTAGGACTGCTTTGACAACTCCCACGAGTTCTGGCACTTCCTCTTGGACTGCTTTGACAACTCCCACGAGTTCTGGCAGTACTTTGACAACTCCAACGAGTTCTGGCACTTCCTCTTGGACTGCTTTGGCAACTCCCACAGGTTCTGTTACTGCTTTGGCAACTCCCACGAGTTCTGGCACTGCTTTGACAACTCCCACGAGTTCTGGCA